ATGTTGGCCTATCGCGGTAAGAAGATCGCAGAGGACCAGGCGTTTCGCGCACAGGCGGAGAGCCGCGAAGAGGCGATGCTTCAGGTGATCGAGCGTCCAGATGTCGAGGACGTGACGCGCAAGTGGCAGCTAGGTTTCCCAAAGGAACACCGGGAAAATCATGTTGCTCTGGCTGGCAAGGTGATCAGCCTGAGCGAGCGATATGACCTTGGGAACGGGATCACCGCTCGTTGCCCGCATGATACCGACCTGCCAATCGGCGAAACAGCCGGTTGCCGTTGCTCTGCTGTCTATCGCGTGAAGCTAAAAAGGGGCGTGTGATGTCGAAAATTGGCTGGGCCGGATATCTTGCCGCCGAGGTGGGCAACATCAAAGAGGACGTGCGCTACGTCCTCAACGAGGCCGTGCAGGACGTGATCGAGGGGGCGCAGACACCACAGGCTCCTGTAGCCCAGACCGGCGGCTCTTTCGAGACCGGAAAAATCGCAGTTGATACCGCCGAACTGATCAACAGCCTGCACCTGGATGAACAACATATCGGCGACAGCCCCGAAGTTGTCGGTTTGATCGAACCCGGCACCATTCAGACGTTCGAATGGCAGGCACCACATGCGGCGGCGCATGAGTTCGGGTTTCGTATCGCAAGCGATGAGGACACAGACTACGGCGGTGATGTAGATGTTCCAGGGCGCTTCTTTGCGACGGAAAATGCCGCCAAGTTTGGCGAACGTGTCGACCATCACGCAAAGGCGCTGAAAAAATGACCCCAGCGCAGATTCTGAACGCCCTCGGGCAGCACCTGCTGACCTTGCCGGACTGCCCGCCTGTTGGATGGCCAAACAAGAAGCTTTCGCCGCTGCCCGAGCCGCCATATCTGCTGTTGCAAATGGCCAGCCGCAAAACAATTGACCCCACGCTGACCGGAACTTCCGAGACCAGCTCGGGGCGGGTTGTTGTGCTGGTCGTGCACAAAAAGGACGCCTACAGCTTCCAGGCTGACGAACTGGCCGAGGCCGTAAAGCGGCATTTTCGCAAAGGCGCACTGGGAGACTTGACGATCAAGCTTTCTCAGGTGCTTGGCGGATACCCAACAGCTACCGATTGGCGTGTGCCGGTCGCCGTGGACTGGACCACCTGAATTTGCCCCGCGCTCGGGCTGGCGTACGCCGAACAGAGGGCACCCAAACACCAACCAAACTGGCCCCGCCAACGTGCGGGGCTTTTTGCTTTTGAAAGGGCAAAGCAATGGCACCTAAATCAAACATCGGAAAGAGCATTTTCTTTGCTCCTGCGCTGCCCGCGACGAATGACGCCGCCGGGTTCGAGGCACTGGACTGGGTCGAGGTGGATCATCCGGTTCAGGCCCCGCAATTTGGCATCAGTCACAACAATATTGATGCGCCCGACCTGACCTCGGGATTCACCACCGGACTGAAAGGCGCGGCCTCGGGCCGGGACAGCCAGTCTTCGTACCGGATTGATGACGGTGCTTTGACCGCAGGCCAAGAGGACGTCAAAGATTCGGCCGAGGCTTTGGGGAGCGTTTGCTCTATCAAAGTTGTGCGCGGGTCTGGCTCCGATGCCGCCCCGGTCGCAGGTGATCCGGTCGAATACGCGCAGGGCTACGTTCACAGCTATGTCGAAAACCAGGCGACGGACAACAGCTATGAGGGCTTCTCGGTCAACTTCAAGCAAAACGCCGTTTCGGTCAAAGCAACCGAGCCCGCGTGATCTGGTTAGCACCTTCTCTGCTGACCGGGCTGGCCGCGCCGCGATGGGGTTGGCGGCGCGGCCTCAAACCCCATGACCCCAAAATGACGGAGACCCCCAATGGATTTTCTGAAAGAATATGACGCCCGCGCGGCGGCCGAAAATCTGATCGAGTATGAATTGCGCGATCAGGCAACAGGCAAGGTGATCACCAACGGCAAAAAGCCATGCGTCGTGCTGATCCGCAGCACCATGTCCGAGGAGATCCTGTCGGCAGATCGCGCCGAAAAGAACGCCGCCATGACGGAAGCTTTCCGCCGGGCAAGGGCTGCAAAAGACGAAGGCGGCGAGGCCGAGGCGAGCGTCGATTTTGATTGGTCAAGGATCGAGGAGCAGATCAACAATCGCGCCGTCAGATTGATCGCGGGATTTCGCAACATTCGGACCGAGAGCGAAGACGGCCCGCGCGATTTGACCATAGCAGATGCGCCGGCATTTGTGGCACTGAACCGGATCAGCGAAGATCACCATTGGCGCCGGGTTATTCCGCTGGTGAGGAATGACGACGAGAAAAAGAGCGACTTCACCAAACGTAAAGCGCGCGTTGAGGGCGAGTGGCTGCAAGCGTCTTTCGCCCAGCAGATTGTTGATGCAGCGTCGGAGTACGCAGCTTTTTTGGGAAAGCGCGTGACGCACTAACACTGTGGGCCGCGCAAGTCGGTTTTCTGTGTTCGGTCGTGAAGGGCGAAAAAGAATCCAGATTGGCGCGGATCAGATCGGCCGGGGATAAGCCGGATCTCCCCGATCTGATTTTCGCCGATCACCTCTGCGAGGCCATGTTCAAGCTGAGCCCCACGCGCAGCAACGGCTTTAGTGCGGAGCCGACAGGTTGGGCTGAGATCGCGCCCTTCGCTCAGGCAACGGGCCGGGTGAAGAATAGCTGGGAGGCCGAAACATTGTTCGAAATGTGCCGCTCGTATCACGAGGAAAATCAAGCCGGGAAAAGCCCGTTCCGGATCTCGCCGATGGAAAGAGAGGATTAGGGAGAGGAGCGACCTGTGATTCTCAGATGGTCACCTTCGCGCACCGTAACGAATGGAAATTCAGGGCTGTCATAGTCGGCTGCCTCAAGTATCTCACGTAACTCTTCGGTGTACTGCGGCAGCACCGAGGCCATGGCTTCGACAACATTTAACGCAAACTGACGACGCCCAACCGCGTTGGCCTTTTTGTAGAAAAACGCCATCGAGGCTAAATCATTCAGGAGAGCATCCAATACATCTTCCTCGGGGTACGCAACTTCAAGCGTGGCCACGATCTCAGCGTTCATTGAGCGGTTGTTCGCTTTGGCGGCGTTCGCGACGCGCTCCTTAAGGTCCGCAGGCATTCTCACGCCAAACGGGGCAATGTCTCTGGTGAGGCTCGAGGAATCATCTGATTTCATTGTGACACGATGTAGCGAAAAAAACCTTGCGTGCAATGGTTACACGATGTAGTGTGACTACACGATGTAACAAATGGAGGCAAAATGAGTAAGCGAAATATTCCCCCGTTCGGACTTCGGATGCCGAAGGAACTGCATGAATGGGTCAAAGAGAAAGCAAAAGAGCAGGGGCGTTCGATGAACAACTTCCTGGTTCATCTGCTTCAGGCGCAAAAAACAGAGGACACCGCACAAAAGTAAAGCCGCCGGGACGGCAATCCCGACGGCTTTTAATAAACCCACCAAGTCCAATTGGTAGAAAGGTTCGATCATGAACATACCTATTTCAACGCCCGATTTCAATGGGCAAGTCATCACCATGTCGTCGCGCGAGATCGCGGAGCTGCTGGAGAAGCGGCATGACGACGTAAAACGTAGTATTCTGCGCCTCGTTGATCGTGGCGTGATTGTCCAACCGCCAATGGCGGATGAACAAGATACAGACAAGATGGGCCGAAAGCGCACAACATCTGTGTACCGTTTGCAAAAACGCGACACCTATGTGGTCGTGGCTCAACTGTCGCCGGAGTTCACCGCTCGCTTGGTGGATCGCTGGCAGGAACTGGAAGCGCAGGAGGCAAAGCCCGCCATGCTTTCCGGCCCTCAGCTGATGGCGGCGGCCCTGATCGAGGCGGACGCGACGATGAAAGCGCAGGCGGTTCAGATCGAATCCATGCGCGAGGATGTGGAGGCCCTGGACCGGATTGCCGCTGCGGATGGAAGCCTGACCATCACCGAGGTCGCCAAGAACCTAGGCATTCGCCCAAAGGACGCCTTTTCATGGCTCAGCCAGAACGGCTGGACCTACAAGCGCCCCGGTGGTTCGGCATGGCTGGGTTATCAGTCGAAAGCCAACGCTGGCTTGTTGGAACACAAAACGACCACGATCCTGCGGGCCGATGGCTCGGAAAAAGTGACCGAGCAGGTGCGGGTGACGGCCAAAGGGCTGACCTACTTGGCCAAGCTGATCCCCGGTGTCGCAAAGGAAGTGGAATGATGGATCGCCGCACTTTCATGACCACCGCCCCCGTCTTTAGCTTCGCCTCCCTCATGGCGTCTGGAGCGACGGCGGCAGACGAAACCGACAGTGAAATCATGCGGTTGTACCGTGAAATTCATGCGATTGAAGAGGCGG